CTTTGTAATAAACACCACGTTGCGTTACATCGAGTATTCGGAAAAGCTCCTCCAAGTAATTCAGCTGTGCGTCAAGAACGCTGGGTTGGTATTCAGCAGGATAAATTCACTGGAAAAGAAACAAATACTAAGACTGCGGTTGTTGGCTCGTTCTTTAGCGCATTTACGTAAGGAATAAGATGGCTTGGTATACAAAAGCAACTAGTTGGTTCCGTGAGAAACTAAACCCCGCACAAGAAATAATTATTCGTCAGGAAGGCCTCATTGTTGGCAGCGATGCTCCTGCAAATTATAGAACCTCATTTAAGAAACTAGAAAGTGTAAACCGCGGTACAAATATGATTGTATCAGGCTGCTCTAGTTTAGACTTTGATATAAAAGACAAGATCTCTAGTGACGTTATGTCAGGTATGCGCCAAAAAACATTGGCAAACCTACTAAACTTTAGACCAAACCCATATCAAAGCGCACAGGACTTTAGAACTAACATTTTTTTAGATTTTATACTCGAAGGTAATATATTTATTTACTTTGATGGTGCGTTTATGTACCATTTACCTTCTTCAAGCGTACAAATTATACCTGATGCAACAACATACATCAAAGGCTATAAGTACAATAATATGCAAGAGTTTAAACCTAGTGAAATTATTCACGTACGAGATGCTTGCAGTAGCTCAATCTATCGTGGTAGTTCAAGACTTCTCTCTGCTAATAGATCAATTGAAATCTTATATAAGATGCATTCGTTTCAAGAAACTTTCTTTGAAAACGGTGCAATACCAGGAATGGTTCTTACAACAGATAATACTCTAAGCCAAGTAGCAAAACAAAAAACAATTCAAAACTGGATCTCAAGCTATAGCCCAAAAAATGGTGCTCGTAAGCCTATGATTCTTGATTCAGGATTAAAACCAAGTAGTGCATTTGATATTAGTTTTCAAGATATGGATTTTGATAACTCAATTAAATCGCACGATGTTAAAATATTAAAAGCACTAGGTGTACCCAGTATTTTATTAGATGGTGGTAATAACGCAAATATTTCTCCAAATATGCGTTTATTTTACCTAGAAACAATTATGCCTATTATTCGTAAGTATACTTCCGCAATGGAAAGATATTTTGGATATGACATTGATGCTATTACTAGTAACGTATCAGCTTTACAGCCAGAGTTAAAAGATATAGCTGCTTATAACGTAAGCTTAGTTAACGGTGGGATTATTACTCCAAACGAAGCTAGGATTGAACTACGTTATGATACAAAACCTGGTAATGACGATCTACGTATACCGGCTAATATTGCGGGCTCAGCTGGTAATCCAGCGTTAGGTGGTGCCCCTAAAAAACCTGAGGTACCTAAACCTTAATTGAAGGAGCATGATGAAAGATAAAGTATTATTTATTGATAGTACTTTTACTAAACAGCTTCCCAGTGGTGGAGAAACAGCTGATTCAGTTTATATCGAAGGTTACGCAAGTACTAACGAAGTAGACCGAGCCAATGATGTAGTACCTACCAGCGTATGGGAAAAAGGAATCCAAAACTACTTAAAGAACCCAATTATTTTAGCCCAGCACGATTATGATGACCCAATCGGCCGCATGGTAGAATACAAAATTGATTCTAAAGGTCTATGGATTAAAGCACGAATCTCTGCTGCGGCTGAGATTTTTAATTTGGTAAAAGATGAAGTAGTAACCGCATTTAGTGTTGGATTCAGGATTAATGATGCTGAATATAATGCTGCAACAGAGTTATTTGTTGTTAAAGATTTAGAACTGATAGAAATATCGGTAGTTTCAATCCCCTGCAATCAAAACACTCTTTTTAGTTTGTCTAAAGCATTTTCAGATGCTGATGAGTACAACAATTTTAAACAGCAATTTGCACCCAAAAGCGAGTCAGCTAAAGGGCTAGAATCCTCTACGGACGCAAATAGCAAATCACAGAAGGAAGTCGAAATGACACAAGACGAAATTAAACAAATGGTAGCTGAAGCTACCGCTAAAGCATTAGCTGATCAAGCTACTGCTAAAGCCCTTGCCGATGCTCAAGAAGCTGACGTGCAAGCCCGCATTAAGGCAGCAGTAGCAGCAGTTACTCCTACCGAAACTGGTGCAGAAAAACTACTTGCTGAAGTTGAAAAGCGTTTTGCTGATCAAGCTGCTAGCACAAAATCAGTTCTAGAAGGCTTAGAGTCAGCTCTAGCCGATAAAGCTAAAGAAATCGAAGCTATCCAGAAGTCAAAAATGACTTTTGCTGATAACAAGCAAGACCAAGGTCCTACATACGAAGAAAAAGAAAAAGCATATATTCTTTCTAATATTATGCGTAAAGCTATTGGCGATACAAAGTTCGGCAAACAACTTGTTGAAAAATATGGCCAACATTTGCCAAGTGCTACATGGGAACTTGAAGTTTCCTTGAACATGGAACAAGAAATTCGTCGTAAATTGATTGTTGCTCCATTGTTCCGTACAATTGCAATGCAAACCAATGTGATGAAAATCCCGTTGAATCCTGAAGCAGGTCTAGCAAGCTGGACAGCTCAAGATGGTAGCGATTTTGGTGCTTCAGCTAGTGCTGGTGGTACAACTTCTACAAGCGGTGCAACTCCAGGCGTTGGTTCACCACATGCATTAAAAGAAATTACTCTAAGCTCATACAAAGTAGCTACAAAAGAGTACATGAACTACGAAGAAGAAGAAGACAGCCTATTGGTTCTTCTACCTATCATTCGTGATGCAATGGTTCGTCGTATTGCTCGTGCACTTGATCGTGCTTACTTACTAGGTCAAAATTCATCTTCAGATCCTATCAAAGGTCTTGCAGCATATTCTACTAGTAGTTCGGCTGCTTTAGTTGGTGCAGTTGCTACAGCAGTTACTGTTGCTAAACTACGTGGTCTACGTGCTAATTTAGGTTCACTAGGTCTTGACCCAGCTGATGTAACATACATTGTTAATTCTGATGTATACTACAACCTATTAGACGATACTACTTTCCAAACAATGAACCAAGTTGGTCCACAAGCTACATTGCTTACTGGTCAAATTGGTCAAATTGGTAATAGCCCTGTGTTAGTATCTGGTGAATTACCAGCTAGCACAACCAATGCAGGCACTAGCTCTATTGCTAACGTTGGCGCCCAAGAGTTAGTTGAAACACAACGTCGCGTTATGGTTGCGTCCCTACGTACCGGTTTTGCTCAATTGAGTACAAATCTTGGTTCTGGTGTAGCCTGCCTACGTTTCACAACCTAATTTTAGGTTTAAAGATGGGACTTCGGTCCCGTCTTTTACATGCCTTGCATGCAGGTCATGTAAAAGATAAAGGAATAAATATGGGACTTCCACTAGTTACTAAAGCAGAATATAAGGCCTATCAAGGCATCTCTAGTACTACTAGTGATAGCGCTATTGAGATTCTAATACCAAAGGTTAGCGAGTTGGTTAAATCGATCTGCCGCAGAACTTTTGTAGATTATATAGATGATGCAAAAATAGAGTACAGCGATGGCGGTACAAACTCAATAGAATTAACTGAAACTCCGGTAATTTCAGTATCGAGTTTAGAGTATTCAACAGATTATGGAAAAACATACGAAGTACTAGAAGAATATACTCATTATGTTTTTGCACGAAATCAAAACAATCTTCGTCCATTATTAATGAATACACGTCCATTGGAGGTATATAGTGGATCACCTTATGGAAATACTAATTACGGTTATATGCCTTATGGAACTACTGCAAACCCCATATTTCCAGTTGCAATTAATGGTTACAGAGTCACTTACAATGCTGGGTATGAAACAATACCAGAAGATTTAAAATTAGCTATTTTAGACATGATTGCGTACTATATCAAAAATGATTCTGCAATTCACACACACAAACTAGCTTCACCTAATACAATGCAAATTGAGTATATTAGTAATACTCATTTTCCTGCACATATTAAACGTATTTTAGACCTATATACTTCGAGCTATAATTAATTATGTCTATAGCAGAATTTAGCGATACTTTTAAAAATAGAATATTTGCAGAATTCAATAATCTATCTCGTGCGCAAAAAGCTATTGCACTACAAAATCAAGATACTACTGCACTTCGTACAAAATATGAAAGCGCTGCTTCTGGTGCTACATCTGTATTTACAAAAAGTGGAATAACAAACGTATTATCTAATATACATAAAAATATCGATAAGGCTAAATTAGCGGAATATGCAGAAGTAATTATTAAAAAGGTAAATTACTCTGAATTTAGAAGTTTTGTTAAATCATCTAGTTATGGAAGTAAAATAGAAGAATTTGATGAAGGATTTACATTATCTAATGTACCACAAAAAACTCTAAGAACTTTATTTTTAGAGTATATTGAGATTGTAATATCTGCAGATAATGGATCACTAGGGCCTGAGTTATATGATCATATAGCTAAAAATATTGAATCAGGACATTTAGCAGGCGTATTTTCATTAAAAATATTACAAAATTTACCAATACAAGCAAAGAGTACTGGTGAAGGGTATAGAAGTTTTGTTATCACTAACAGAGAAGGCGATATCGGAAAAACAGAAGAAACTCTTGATGTAATTATTAAAGCACTATTAGATGCTGACTTTTTAACCAGTAATATAGTTGATAAAGAAGAAATATTTATAAGCGCGTCAAAAACAGTATTGTCAGATAATCCACATCTACAAATTGAGTTACAGTTTTCAAAAGATAATAGAGAGTCAGGTAATTTACTG